AATACTATACTGTAATTTGGATTTTTATTACTTTTTAAAATTGTAAGAATAATATCAGAATATAAACCTTCACCTGAATATTTTGGTTGATTTTTTAATGCAGCAAATTCTTCATAACTACGTTTACCATGTGCACGAATCCATTCATGCATTTCCATATAATTCTGAAGATCTTCATCGACTCTAAATGAAATATCAAGTTCATCATACATCAAGTGATCACCAGCATATGGTACACGAATTAATGGATTATTTACATCAATTGCTTGTAATGAAAGTCCAGGTATATTAACCGTCTGGATAAAAAAGTTAATATGTGGAGCACGCTTCAATTGAAACTTGAAGTTTAGTGGCGAAAGAAAATTTCCATTAGCTATTGAATCATCTATTGCGGTCATGTTTGTTTAACCTATTGTGAATGTTTAACTAATTTCCATTCGTCATCACCAACTTTTCGGTGAATTTCGTGGTTTAAAATCTTACCGTGTTTTGTTATGGATACAGTCATTGTATGCTTTTGAGCTGCATTTGCCATTACAATATTTCTTACGGTAGAATTAGGATCGTCGCGTTTATGGGGTCTCGCGTAGATTTTGTGTTCGTGACTGTCAACATACGTTTTATAATCGGGATGACTCGCGATAGATTTCATCTGACGTTTGTTAAAAATTTCACCGGGCGAAGAATATGATTCGTTGATAAACTGTTTGAATGTAAGCATTATTTAAACTCCCAGAATACCATCTATTTATGCATAAAAAAAGGGAGCCGAAGCTCCCTTTTCTAGTTGGACTGGTTGGACCCAGTCTCGTTATTACATCAAATTTGATACAATCACACGGCGATAATAGAGGTTACTATTGAATGTAAGAGCACCCGAACCAGCTGTTAGACCTTGAGCGAATGGATTTGCTACCATGCCATAACGAGTCTTGAAACCGATCTTTGGTTGAAAGGTTGACTGGTCAACGGCGCGGACCATCTGCAGAGGAACGTATGGGCAATAGAACAGACCAGCGTCAAAAGCAGAAGAACCCTTATAACCGATCGTGATATAGTTACCACCAAGGGCATATGGATCAATATAAACCTTGAGGCGACCATTAAGAACACCGGCAAAAGTACTGCCTGTATCATCAACATTGAGATTATTTGAGTTCAAGGCAGGAGCATAGTCAAGAACACCGGCCATTTGAAGGGCAGAAGCAACATCTGAAGAACAGATAACAATGTTGCCCTTACCACGACGAGTTGTACGAGCGATAGCATTAGCTTCACGTTCTAGCTGGAACATTAGACCCTTGAACTTTTCAACTGACCAACGGCCGTTTGAGTCAGTATCAAGATCGAATATACCAGCAGTTGTTGTATTGTCCTGAGCGCCAGTTACGGCAGTGATGTTGATCGTACGAACAACTTCACGATTGATTTCAGCCATGATTTCAGCGGCGAGAATGTTAGAAAGTTCAGTTTCAGCATCGAGACCATGAATAGCCTTAAGATCCTGAGCCAGTTCCATTGTGTACTCAGCCTTCAAGGCACGTGACTTAGCAGTTACGGTAACCTTTTCAATTGAGAAGCCCATTTGAGCGAAAGCAGTGTTACCATCGGCACCAAGTACTTCAGCCTGAGCTGTCGACATACCTGAACCGGTGTTATAACCGTTAACGGCAGACATGACAGAAGTATTCGTGTCACCTGGGATTGTACCAACGAACTTCTGACCAAAGGTGTTAGCACCAGATGTTACAGAAGAGAATGTGGTATCAACTTCGTTATAGAATGTTTCACCAGCAGCCTTAGTATTACCAATAGCGGATGTATTACCAATAGCAGCAGAGTTACCATAACGTGAGCGCATAGCAAAGATCAAGCCTGTTGGTCCAGTCATTGGCTGTGTGCCGCAGATGTCATAGGCAATTAGATTAGGCATTGAACGACGAACCAGCGAGATCAGTACTGGATCGAAAGTATCAATTGGACCGGCGCCTGCAGTTGAACTAGAAGCACCCATACCATTGAATGCGCCAGTTGAAGCTGTTTCAGTAAGAGTTTGATATTGACCGTGAATGGCAGATTCACGAAGTGCACGCTCTGTGTTTTCAAGAACAACAGCTGTTACGGAACGGCGATGAGAATCTCTAATTGATGGAAGATCGGCATGGTCAAGAATTGGTGACCACTTCTTCTGAATTTCTTCTTGTAAAAACATTTTATTTCCCTTTCTTTGTAGGTTTTATTTATTTATATAAAATTATTTCTTAGTCGTTCTAGCAATTGCACGGACATAATTACTTACATGTGGATCCATATTTACGGTGTTCACACTTTCATCATCACTTTCAAAAGTTTCTTCCTCAATATTCGAAGTTCTTGGCTTCATTGAGAAATATGTCTCTTTAACCATTTCAAGCTTTGATTTGTAAGAGTTAAAATTGCCATCGAAGCTCACACCTTCAGCAAGAGCAGCGAACTTCTCTGCTTGAGACATTGTTAAACCTTCTGACAATTCATCAATCAATGATGACATTTTAGCTTCAGCAAGTACTGATTTGAGCTCATTAGTATCATTGATAGATTCGTTTAATGCATTTTCTAGAGTTTCAATCTTCTGGGCCATAGCTTCAATTACATCTACTTTTTCTTCAGGTACATTGATGTAATGTTCGGCAAATAGGCCTTTTAGACCACCAATAAATTCTTCCATAATTTCATTACGAAGAGAAGATTCAATAGCAACTTGATTATCTTCCATCCACTTTTCTACAATATAATCTAGGTAAGTATCAAGATTAGTTTCTACATTCTCAACAATTGAGGTAACTTCTTCCTCAAGTCTTTCTTCATATGCAGCTTCAAATTCTTCTTCAAGACGAGCAATTTCAAGTGTTGCACGTGCATTTACTGCTGCTTCAAATAGAGTTGTTGCCTTATCCTTGAACTCTTCGGATAGGTCTGTACCAACAAACATTTCTTCTACATCTTCCTTCATCGAAGCAAGAGGATTATTCTTATGGTCTAACTTTGGCATTGGATCGGCGGCAGATGCACCACCACTACCAACAGCAGCCGAACCCTTCATATTCAATGAACTTTTATTTGAATCTGAATTTGCTGATCCTGGTAGAGCAGAAGCTTCCTTACCAATAAGAGCCATAGCACTTGTATACCACTTTGTAAGTTCATCACTACTCATAGCATTCATCGAACCAATGACCGCATTAATAGCTGCAATCTTTGACTTTGGATTTGAATCATCAGAACGTGAATCAGCCTTCAGAGTGTCCGAAGCAACTGATTCAGAAATAATTTCAGAAACTTCAATTTCATCAATATTTTCTACTACTTCAGTCTTTGTATTTTTTCTAGCCATTAAAAAGGTCTCCCTTACATTCTATTTGTTTTATTTATAACAAATTTGTTTTTGACGATAAAGACTTGACGAAACCTTCAAAAATAGCAAGTTTATTATGTTCAATTTCGTCCATACGCATAGTTTTTAATTGTTTACGTGTTTCATGTAGTTTTTCTTGATACCAGGAATCATTAGTCGCATCATAAACCCAATCAACATTTTCCATAACACCTTTTACAAAAGCATTGGGTGCAGATGGATCAGCTACAATATCGGCTGCAGTTGCAAGGTGAAAATCAGGTTGTACAACCATTACACCATTTTTTGGTTCAACAGTCCCCATACCACGAGAAGAAACACCTAAATTAGCACCAGAATCAAGAAGACCTCTAGCAATGTTACCCATAGGAGTATCAGTCAACTTTGCTTTACCAATAAAATAATTACTATTACCATCTCTTTTTAGTTCAACAATAAGATGGGATACACGATCTAAATTAATTTGTGGACCGGTAGGATGACCTAGTTCACCGTAACCACGATTTGTTTTAATATGGCTTTCATGATATTTATTTACTGCATTTTCCAATACAGACATTGGATATACACGGCCATTTTTATTTTGTTCTTCAGCAACAAGAAAGCGACCATGAATATGATGTTGCTTTCTACCAGTTGCTTCATCAAGTTGGGTTTCAAAATCAATTGCTTCTGTTAGTTCGGTAATAAGTTTCATATTACCCTCTATATGCCGCTGCTGTAGCAAATACTGCAACGTTAGCAGCAATTGTATCAGAAGGTGTTTTAGCAACCCAAATATATTGGTTTGCAGGTAGTGTAAATGTGCCAATAGTACCACCACTATTTGCTACAGTAATTACAGCGGCGGCGGTTGCACTAATATAAACAATTTGAGAATTGCTAATTGTATTAGCAGTCGTTAATGAAATTTGACTGGATGTTGGCTTGATAATATTCATTAAACTACTCTTCCTGTATTTACATCCGCTGAAAAATCTGGATATGAATTTCTAAGTGCACCGGACATATCAATACCACCTTCATATGGCGCAGTTTGTTCATTTTCTTTGTTTTTTGAATGTTCACCATAGACCATATAATCATGAACTGCAGTCACGTTATCTTTAGCTACTGCAATCTTTGCTTGGACCCATGGTTCAACTACTTGTTCGTCACCTAGCTGCATAGCAAGATGAAGTGCTTTATTTGCAAGTGCACGAAGTTGTGTCTTGGCCATTTCAGCAGATTCATCATCATCTCTGCCACCAAGTAGAGGAGCAGCTAGATCTTCCTTTTTAATTGACTTGGCAATATCGTGCGCCTTTACAATTGTTGATTTTGCAAGAGGTGGTTTATCACCTGTACTTTTCATAGCAGCTGCCATACCAATAGCATATGGATTCTTAGCAACTTCTCTAAGAGTTTTTGTTGCCTTAGAACAATCAGCCATTTCATGTACTGGACAGGAAACACCTTCCTCAGTCATGTTGCATTTTGCGGCTTCATTTACATTTTTATCCTGTGGCTTCTTGTAACCATGCTTTGGTTCATCGTTTTGGGAATGTTTAATATTAGTGGCTTGATAAATGTCATCACCATTTCCAACACGATCTTCGTGTTTTTCACGCTCATGCTTCTTTACAAACTCTTGTTCGTTTGGAGCTTTTGGAGCATAGTCTACACCAGGATCGGAACCAGTAGAACCTGGAACTATCTTTGATTTTTTTACGCCATTTAGAATATCTTTTAATAACTTAGGCATTTTAGGTTTCCTTACTCTTCTGATTCGAAATCATCTTCATCATCAAAAAAGTCTTCATCATCTTCGTCGTCTTCAGGACCATCATTATTAAATATTGATTTTGCAATATCGGCTTTTTGAGCTTCAATTGCTGATGAAATTCTATCTGTTATAATAGACTTAAATGCATCTGCAAATTCAATAGGCTTTTGGCTAGAACTAAAGTTAATAAGATCCGCCAGTCTATATTCAATTTCTGTCATTATTTACTCCTATTTATTTCTTGCTACAATTTGGAGAGCTGATTTATATTTTGATTCATCCTGAATAGAACGATTATCAACACCTTTTGCTTTCATCTGTTTAATAGTCAATTCTGCATTACGTACTTTTTCAGCTTTATCTGGATCAGTTGAAGAATTGGCATCTACACCATCACCAACATTTTGACTAGGATCTTGACTTTGTTGTTGGTCCATCATTTCTTGTTGTTGCTGTTCTGGACTCATCCAACGAGGATCACCCGATTCAGTCTCAATATTTATTTCTTTATCTTGTTCTTCAATATCATCATCAGATTGTTGTAAAATATTTCTACGGGCCCATTGATGTGAATAGTATTTACCAATCAATCCACCTTGTTCCATAGTCATCATTAACTGTGTTCTACTTTGAAGTACTTCGGCATCTTTTAGTTCAGTAAAATAATTATCTTTAGCAAATCTATATTTGATTTTGGTTTCAATTTGTTCCCAGTCTTCAATACTCATAATTTGTTTGAGTACTAATTGTTTTTCCAATACATGAGTGAATAATGTGGAAAATCTGGAACGCAAACGAGTAATAAATTTGGAGAACTTTACTTCATCTCTTGTAACTTCTGTTGCTCTACCAATTGAGAATAGTGCGTCAGAATTCAAACGATTGACTGGTACATTTAATGTTTGATATAATTTCTTTTGGAAATATAGAACGTCGTCCATCTCACCGAGAGTTTGACCGCCAGGAAGTGTGGTAACTTCAGTACCACGACCACCTTCTCTGCGAGGCAGCCAGTAATCTTCAAGCATTGTCATGAATTTTCTATCATCACGAACTTCACCGGTAGCGCCATCATAAATCAAACGATTCTTGTGCTTGACCATAATATCGCGAACGTATTGTTCAGCCTTCATCTTCGGTAGATTACCAACATCAATATACCAAATACGACGTTCTGGAGCACGAGCAAGACGATAAATGACCAATGCATCTTCTAGTGTGCGTAACTGATTTAACGCCTTAATTGCTTTATGCATATATGAAAGAACCATTGTACCTTGTGTATCCGTCAAACCAGACATCACATGCACAATAGAATCTTTAGCAATCTTTAAACCAGTAGTCGAGGGACCAACAGCTTTATTACCGTAGTTAAAACCTTTGTCATTAAAAATAAAATATTCATTTTGAGTTTTTGGTATTACTGCAACACCACCATCACCACCTGGAACTTTTCGTTTAGCGATTTCACGAATTTTTCTAATCTTTCGTGGATCAATATACCGAAGTTCTTTAATACCGGCTTTTATATCTGTTTCGTCAACTACAACGTGATAATAAAGTCTACCATCAATGTACCAACGACGATATGTTTCATATGATCGTCTATTAAAATCTAATAGACTAAGAACATTTTGAAATTCTTCACGAATAACTTTTTTAAGTTTATCGGATATTTCTATATTATCAAGATTAATATCAACAATTGTTTCTTCATCAATATCAATTGATTCGTTAATAATTTCGTCAACCGCAGCATCAATTTCAGGCTGCAATGACATTTCTCTATACTTAGTAACTAATTCGGCTTCAGTTCTTACAGTACCATCAAGATCAATGTATGTGCCATAAGAACCACCGGCGGCAACAATAACAGCACCATCATCAGACTCTAAAGGAGCAAATGATGGTGCTGTATCTACAGGAATATCTCTTTTAAATTCAAAGCCAAAAAGTTTCATTTATTTTACTTTGCTCATACTTGATGGGGAGGAAATATTTCCTCCCCTTCTCATCTTATATATGCTTACTTAGATCTAAAATTATCTAGCGCCGTCGCCAGTATTGATTCCAGCTCCACCAACACCAATTGGACGCCAATAATCGTAAGCAAATGCCACATCAAAAGTCTGGATTTGATTAGTTGTATCCCAGTCAAGACCCATAGCACCAACACTAATTGGGAAAATGCCGACAAATTCATAAGATCTGATTTGAACACCATCTTTAGAGAACTGGGATACTAGAGCTGTAGTCTTATAGCTGTTTGACAAAGCTCCTTCAATTTTTAAATTTCCAACAAATTGGTTCATTCGGTTGGACCAGTCTTCAAACATATTTCTAACTAGATAATCTTCGTCATTCATGATGGTGACTGACCAATCAGCAAATTCGCGATCGCCAGCAAGCTTAATCTTTCGGCCAAAATAAGGTACATCAATAGACCCAATAGTAGCTGCTGGAATTTCAGAAGCTCTACAAGTGAATCTAAATTTTTCTAATGCACCTGCTGCAGCACCAAAAGGTGTTGTAATCAGGACGTCAAAGAGTGACGCTCTCGCGCCACCTTTTGTCAGACCACGACTTTTGAATTGATTAATATCGAACATCTTTGTTACTCCTATCTATCTTTATTTATTATGATTGACCGATGATGGTTGAGAATTCAACACCTGTTCTAACAGCAACAAAGTTCAACTGAATAAAGTTAATCGAACGATTTGGCTTGATGTAAATATCACCCCAGAACTCATTACGGTTAATTCTTTCAGCCGTATTGTTTGTAGCATCACAAACAACAAGGAAGTCTGTAATACCACGACGAGCTTGAACGTCGCGCAGAAAAGGAATAACTAGATTTTTGAATTGTGATCTTGTAAACTCATCGTTGAATTCAAACAATGAGAATCTTGAAGAATTAGAAATAGCTCTTTCAAGAGTAATAAACAAGCGACGAACATTAATACGATCGAATGCGGAAGGCCTTTTAGTACCTGTCTTGTCACCGAATAGAATAGTACCTTGACCAGGAAATGTTACAACTGGATTTACGGCGTTTTTATAGAGAAGATCTCTACTAGGTAGTATTGGATTATAACGTAGCTTTACAATATTCCTGATTTGACCACGATTAAATCCAGCTGGCGAAAACCAGGCATCATTAGTTGTTTCTGTTCTTGCGCAAAGACCAGCAATATCACCATTTAGTGGAACATAACGATATACATCATTATAACGATCATACATATACTTATATGAACTGTCTGAAACATAATATGTTGAATCCGTTACCGCACCAAACCAGTTAACAATCGATGTTGCTTCATTTCCTGGATTTGAACGAGCAGTTGCATCATCTGGTGAAATAAATGCAATACAATCTTTGCGTGTTTCACAAATATTTTGGATGATGTAGTTAGCAAGTTGAAAATTAGCAACAGACTGTCCATTTACAACTGTTGACCCACCCGTTGGCTTACCTTGAAGAACCAATGAAATATCAACTTGTTCAGTAGAATTAAACAGATCATAACCTGTTGCAAGAGAACTTACAGGAATAGCACTTTCGGAATAACCATCAGTACCACCACTAAAATCCAATGTAAGAGGTACTAAATTTGTTGAAGAAGTAATATTCAATGCTGTATTTGATACAGCGCCTGAACGGTCATTTGCCCACCATATATAAGCAGAACCATCATTAATTACTGTCTTATAGTATAGAGAAGCACCATTGTCAGATTTTGCATCGGTTGCACGTGATAAATTTTCGAATACTTCAAGCACTCCACCAGGAGTTCCTGTAAATTGACCGTCTTGGTCAACTACTACTACGTGCATGGTATCAACAGCAGCAGAATTACCATAATTAGTGACATAGTTAGAAGTTACAGGTGCGCCATTAGTACGATTAACATATTGCCATGATCTTGTCACACCTACAACAGTTGAATTTCCATTTGTTGTTGTATTTGCAACGAAGTCTGTTGAAAGTTTAAAAACCGAATCAAATCCAAGTGTAAGTACAGAATTGGTGTTTGCAACATTCGCTACTGCGTTTGCAATACTTGTTATTTTTAAATATTGTGTACCAATTGACGAATTACCAACTGTGATTAGATCACCAATAATAACATTAGCAGCAATTCCTGTTGCATACGTATTTGCAGCAACACTGTTTGTTTGAGCAATAAAGTTAAATGTACCAGTATTCGATCCAACACTTATTGTAAATGAACCAGTGATTGTATTACTTGCTTGTGAACCAATCAATGCCAAATTTGAACTATATGCATTGACACTGCTGCATATAGAAACACGGAGGGAATTACCAAGATCACCGGGGCATTTTGCGACATAAAGAGTATTAGCATCAAAAGTAGCTACATTATTTAAATAATCAGTTCTATTTTTTACCACATTTGATAAAACGTTTGCTACAGCACCAGTATTTGCAAGTGCATTTAATGCACCAATTGTTGAAGTTGAATTTGTTGTATTTGCTGCACGAACAACATATAGTGCACTGCTATATGCTAGGAAGTTAGCAGCAGTAAAGAATGTCTCGTAGTTATTAGCATTCGGTTTGCCAAATGTATTAATGAGGTTTGTTTCGTTGGTGATTAGAACGCGTTCACCTACGGGGCCCCACTTAAAAACACCTGCGATAGCGCCGGCTACGGTGGAAATACCAGGAACGATCGTTGTAAGATCAATCTCAGTTACATTTACACCAGGACTTACTTGATATGCCATTTGTTATCTCTCCTTTTTTATAAAAAATGTATTTCAAATCTCTTGTTTATTTATAAAATATTGTTCTCTGGCTCATTATACGTATCAACGACCATCCAACGATCACCTGAAACTTCGATAATAATTCTTTCCTCGGTTCCATCTTGGATAAAACCAAATGGAGCAAGATCTTGCATAACTTCTTCTTCATTTTTTTCGCGAAGATTTGCTAATGTATTTATGGAAGTGAGTTCTTTGAAATAAAGTTGATCTGATAACCAAGCAAACAGCACAAGACCCATCACCAAGTCATCATGTTTACCTGGTTCTGCTTCGTATGTATTGCCTTTTTTGGAAAAGGTAGATAACTCATTGATGGTGCTTAAATCATTAATGATTAACTGATTGCCTTCAATTAAAAGCTTTAATATTGAACAACCAGTTTGTTTTACAATCTTTGTAGTTCGAATACCTTTGTCAGTACTACCACCACTAAACCCCGATGTAACTTGTTTTCCGGATCTACCACCACCGGCGGTTGTAGATAATACATTATCATATTCAAAATCAAAATGTAATGAATCTGCTACCTGACCACCAATATCATTAATTTCCACAAGAATAGCTGCATTATTATATGATTTCGAAACTCTATGAATTACATCAGCATAATCTATAGGAGTCATCATATTACTTTTAAAAACACATACTTGTTTATATGGCATCGCACTTATATCAAATATACTGAACGCCGAATAGTCTAGACCTTTACCACGTGAAACATCAGCCACACAAACATATTGTTTATTTTTTTCAGGTGAATCATAAAGTTTCAACCCATCCTTGGCATGAAGAGGTGTTTTATAGACAAGTTCTTTTAATTTCCAACCGGCAATAAGAGTACCTGATGAACCTTGAAATTCTACTTCAAATTCTTGTGCAAATTTTTCGGTATCAAAGTTAATACCTGCTAATGTATCTTGTCGCCATTTTTCATCACGACCTGGGACTCTGTCCCATTTTACCATTATAGGTTTATAGTTGTTCTTTTTTTCTAATGCATTTTGCCAAATAGCATAAAAATGATTTAAACCATTTGGTGTTGAAACAAGAATAACCTGGGATGTTTTACCAGATGAAATTGTAGGATAAACCGAAGTAAAGAATTCATCCCAGTTATCAATGAATGCGGCTTCGTCAATGAATAGAAGATTAATACTGAAACCACGAATGTTATCAGCCGATGTGGCAGTAGCAAGAACTCTACTGTTATTTTCAAGAACAAATGAACCTTTATTCCATTCCATAATACCATGCTGCATCCATTTTGGAAGATGCTGATATGCTAATTGAATTTTACCTAAAATTTCACGAGCGGTATCGGCTTTATTAGCAAGTAAAGCTACGTTTTTATCATTATTAAAAAGAATATACCATAAAATAAAAGCACATGTTGTAGTAGATTTGCCAGCCTGTCGTGAAGTAGCTATAATATTATAGCGATTTTCAGCCATAGCTTTAAGCATATCAATTTGATAATCATATGGTGTAAAAGGAATTAATCCTTTATCTACGTTAACAATTTTCATATAATTACTAACGAAATATACAACGTCTTGTGAACACTTGACCATTTCGGTCACCATTTCTGGTGTCCAATTTACATCAATCCCAGCTCGTTTTAAATTAGGATTGCCCATATAAGCTTTAAAATTTGGAATTATTTCTGCATTAGTGCTCATTTTTGTTGACATCATTCTTATGTTGTGATATAATCAGTCTTGACAAAACAATAAGTTATTTAATGGTTCTATTACGCATAGATTCGATCATCTTTTGTAGTTCATGTGTCGAACCAACAAATAAATTATTGGTAACTTGATTCTTAGAATCTTCATTACGAGGTACATCTGCTTTATCAATTGTTCGAATCTTTTCTTGAAGTTCAAGCAATTCTTTCGAAGCATTTGTAATAGTATCCATTAATTTAGCTAATACTTCATATGCTCTGGGGTTTTGTGACTGTTGAGCAATTATAGTAAGTTTAGCTATAGCATCGGTACCATTTTCAATAACCTCGCGAATATTCGCTCTGGCAAATGTAAAATCTTCATCAGCAGAATCATCGCGTGCTCGGTTAATAATTGATGATATTGTTTTGCCAAAAGATTGATCAATCGGACCTAAGTTTAAAGCTCTATCAATTGGATTTTCGTTGTCATCATCATTGTCATCATCATTCATATTAAGGTTCCGTAATAGAGGTCACATATCCGAACGTGTCCGTAGCTATAATATTTGCAACTGGTATTGACAAACTAGCATTTGATGTTGGTTTGCCATTTGCTGTAAGACCTGGCTGAACCTGAATGTATGCTGCAGCAACATTAGCCTCTCGAATATTATCACCGGTAGCTACAAAAAACTCGATATTTGCAAATTTAATAATTTTAGTAGATTTAACTGGGCCGTAAATATAACCCTTGAGCGTAAAATCAAGATTCCAAACCAATGATCTACGCTTATCAAATTCACCATCATAAACATCTTCAATACTCACATTGTTAAGTATAACAGGAATATCCATCGTAACATTCATCTCTGGAATAAGGTGAACTGTGGATGTCCAGTCAGGTGTAAAATATGGTAGAATTTGTTCTACAATTTTATTACCATCTTCAGCATTCTTTACCAGAATACTTAGACGAAATCCAATATTATATGGTACTGGATTATACTGATATTTATTCTTGGATTTATCATCAGGATTTACTACTGCAATTCGATTAATTGTCTGTAGTTTTCTTGTTCCATCATAATCAAAACTAGTCATTTCAAAAGCCATCATAGGCAATGGATATGTGGCTGTTGGTCGATCAATATTTGGATCTTGTATAACACGCACAAGCATCTTATCTTTTGGACCATAAGTGATTGGCACACGCTCAATCATAGTAACATTACCATCCTTATCTGTTCTAGAGATACGAATGTTATTAAATAGAGTTCCGAATAGTATAATATACTTGCGAATTAATGAAAAGTAAAAAGGTGTAGTAGAGAACATTACAGAGTA